CCGCCGTCGAGCACGACGTGGAGACGGCCGACGCCACGCCCAAGCGGAGACGCAAGAAGTGAAGTACCGCAGCCTCAGCCGCCAGACGCCCCCCGCCGTGGAGCCCGTGACGCTCTCCGAGGCGAAGTCGCATTGCCGCATCGACGGCAACGCCGATGACGCCTATGTGGCCTCGCTCATCACGGCCGCCCGCGAGTGGTGCGAGCAGTACCTCGACCGCACGCTCGTCTACACGCAGTGGGTGATGAGGTTCGACCGATTCCCACCAGACGGCACGATGGACATCGAGCTCCCCCGCCCGCCAATGGCGACCGCTGGCACAGCCACGGCCGTCGCCTTGACGTTCACCTTCCAGACGGGCGAGACGGCCACCTACTCGTCGGCGAGTTACCGCGTGGACCGGCACAGCACGCCGGGGGCCGTGAAGGCGTTGTACGGCCAGACGTGGCCCCCGCACCTCCAAGACGACAACGCGATCAGCGTGACGTGGTGGGCTGGCTACGGGTCGAGCGGCACCGACGTGCCCGCCGCGATCCGGCACGCCATGCTGATGCTCGTGGGCTTCTGGTACGACAACCGCAGCACGGTGCTCGTGGGCTCGATCTCCAAAGAATTGGAGTTCGCCGTGTCGTCCCTGCTCGACTCGCAGAAGTGGGGCTCCTACCGATGATCGACGCCGGGAAGCTCCGCGACCGCGTTACCGTCCAGATTGCCAGCGGCACGACCAATGCCCTGGGCGAGACGGTGCTGGCGTGGAGCAACTCCACGAGCGTCTGGGCGAGCGTGGACGGCGTGAGTGCCCGCGAGGCTCTCCTGGCCGGGCAGAATCAGGTCTCCATGAGCCACCGCGTGCGGATGCGTTACCTGCCGGGCCTGACGCAAAACATGCGGCTGTCGTGGGGGGGCCGTGTTCTGGAGATCGTCAGCCTGCTCGAACACAACAACCGCAGCGAACACGAGATCATCTGCCAGGAGAACGTCGGCTAATGGCCGTCGCCGGGATCAAACTCGAGCTCGACTCCAAGGAAATCGCGGGCCTTCGCGATTCGCTGCGGAATCTGTTTGCCCCGAAGGAAGTGGCCCCGATCCTGGGCGAGGCTTTGGAGAAGGCGATCTGGCCCGCCTTCCTGCGGCTCCGCGAGGTGACGCCGTTCGGCGTGACGGGCAACCTGCGCCGGGCAGTGAATCACAAGGTCAAGACCTACCCCCGCAACGGCGGCGCGGTGGGTCTCATTGGCTACAACCGATCCGGCAAGGGCGAAGCCCAAGAGATCACGGCGGGCGGCGTGCAGCTGGGGCCAGACCGGGCCTTCCACCAGTGGTGGCTGGAGTTTGGCACGAAGCGCCGTGTCGTCAGGAAGGTGGCCAACAAGCCCTACACGCGCACCAGCAAGCTCGGGAAGGTTCACCAGGTCAGCGGGCAGAACTCGGTGATCGCGTCGAGCCAGGCCAGCTACGGCCCGTTCCGTATCTTCAAGCGGCAGGACGGCGGCCTCGCTACAGATCCGCAGTATCCCAAGGCCTTCTTTAAGAAGGCGAAGAAGGGGCAGGAGTTGGTGATCGACCCCAGCCCGCGTGGCGGCATCGACGGACAGCCGCCGGTCAAGACGGCGTGGGAGCAGTCGCAGAGCAAGGTCGCCTTCATCCTCCAGCAGGAACTTCGGATTTCGCTGGAGCGGGCCTTGTCGTCGCTGAACTACAGCGGCACGGGCACAGTGAGCGGCACGCCGTAACTGCAAGCAGAGGCGGGCTCGCTGGCACGATGGGGGGCATGTCGTTCAAATCCCCCGAGTCTGTGGCGCGGTCGGCCCTGGTAGCAAACACAGCCGTGGCTGCCGTGATCGGCACGCGCGTGTTCCCGGTGCTGGCCCCAGCAACGGCCGCCCTGCCGTTCGCCACCTATCGCCGGTCGGGCGTCATTCGAGCGCACACGCTATCCGGCCCGATGGGCGTGCCCACGGTGAACATGACGCTAGACATCTATGCCGAGACCTACGAGGCCGTGCGAGACCTTGCCGACAAGTGTCGGAAGGTTCTGGATGGGTACGGCGGCACCATGAACAATGTGGAAGTGAAGAACGTCAGTCTCCAAAACGAGGCGGACGGATTCGTCCAGTTGGCCGGTGGCGACCTTCCGCCGGTTTATTCCGTTTCACAAACCTACGCAATCCTCTGGCAGGAGACTTAGCAGATGTCCGCAACGCCGCATGATGGATCGGGCACCACGTTCTCGTTCGCTGGTGTCGGCTATACCGTCACCAACATCGTCGTCAGCAACACGGACCCGTCCGCCGAAGACACCATTGACGTGTCGCACCTGGGCCTCACCACCGGCAATGCCATCCGCACCATCCAGCGCCCGCTCCAAGGCTCGGCGACCGACACGGGCCGAGAGGTTGTCGTGGACTACCTCGGCACGAGCATCATCGCTGATGCCAGCACCGGCACACTGGTGCTGACGGTTGGCGGCAGTGCCTTGATTAGCAAGGCGGCCACGGTGTCGTCCTCGACGCTGACGCTTGCGACGAATGATGCCGTCCGTGGTCAGGTCACGTTCCGGGTTGCCCGCTAGTCCGTGACGGAGGCCCGTCATGGCTAACGTATGCACGGGCGTTACGGCTTCGTGGAACTCCACGGACTTCGGCGAGGTCGTGGAGATCAAGGTCAACGCGGGCGGCAGTCTGCCGCTCGCGCGGGCGAGCACCTGGGCATTTGACGCAGGCACTATAGATATCTCGTGCCTGAGCACTGCCAACGTCTCGCTGGCCCAGTACGGCAAGAAGGCCACGCTCGCCATCTCTGGCGGCGGGCTGACCTTCTCCACAAAGGCGATCTGCGAGCGGGTGCAACTCTCGGGCAAAGTCAACGACATCGCACGGTATGCGGTGACGTTCAAAATCACGCCCGAATGAGGACACACGCATGACACTGACGGCAGAACAGATCCTGGCAGCAAACGATGCTTCCCTCCTCGAAGTGAAGGTCAAGGAGTGGGGCGGCAGCGTTTTCGTTCGCGTGATGAGCGTCTCGGAACGCGACGCCTACGAGCGCATGTGGATCGGCAAGAAGGAAACGGGCATCGAAAACTTCCGCACGGAGTATCTCCAGCGGGTGCTCTGCGACGAGAAGGGCAACCTTCTCTTCACGCGGGAGCAGATCGAGAAGCTCGGGCAGAAGTCGGCGGCCGTGATGACGCGGCTGTTTGATCGAGCCATGAAGCACAACGCGATGAGCGAAGCGGACGTGGAGGAGTTGGCAAAAAACTAAACGCCCGCCCGCTGCGACGGCTGCTGTTTCGGCTGGCGGGTCACTTAGGCATGACGGTCGGCGAGTTGTCCATGCGGATGGACAGCCGAGAACTCACGGAGTGGATTGCTTACACGAGGTATTTCGAGGCTATCCCTGACTCGTGGGCGGAAACGGGGTTGCTCGCCAGTGCGATCCTTGCCCCCTACGCCCAGAAGGGGAAGGCACCGCAGGCCAGCGATTTCATTCCGATTGAGAAGCCGCCGCAGCACACGGACCAGATGAAGGCGGAACTGCAAAAACTGTTAGGAACCCTTGGGCAATAGCAATGGCGACGATCCTCGGACTTGCGATGAAGGTGACGGCGGACGCTTCAAGCGTCCCGAAGTCGCTCACGCAGGCCGAGCGTGCGCTGAACAGTTTGCAGGCGCAGGTGGACCGGGCCACGAAGGTCTTCGCGCCGTTCACGGAAAGCTCTGCCGCAGCGGCTCGCGCCCAGGAGCAGTTTGCCGAGCGGTTCGCCAGGCTGGCGGATCAGTTGCAGGCGGACACAATCAAGCCGCAGGAATACGCGGCGGCGTTTGCCCAACTGACTGAAGAAGCCAAGAGGTCGGCCGAGGCGTTTGCGGAAGGCGTTCGCATCCAGAAGCAGTATGGCGACCAGGCGAAGGTGGTGGCCGACGAGATCGAGCGGCTCGTGGAACTTGAGCGGCTCGGGGCGATTGACCAGACGGCGCTGAATAACGCCGCCATCGCAAGGCTTGGCCTCGACAAGCAGACGGCAGACTCAGCGCGGGCCAGAGCCGACGCTGTTGCAGCCGCCGAACGCAAGCAGTCCGAGGCGTTTGCGGAAGCCCGCAGGACTGAGGAGCAGGCGGCCGCCCAAGCGAACCGCCAGCGGGCATTGCTGGAAGCCGAGGCGGATGCGATTCGCCAGCGGAACCTGACGGCCCAGGAGCGATTCGATCAAGAGGTCGGCCGCGCCAGAGTCTTGGAAGAGGCCGACCTGCTCACAAAGCAGGAGTTCAACCGCGAACTGCAACGCCAGGCCGACCTGTTCGCCGAGGCCACGATTGCCGCCAACAGGTCAGGCAAGGCGATCGAAGATGCTGGCAAGCAGGGGGTGCTGAAGTTCAACGAACTGACCGGCATCCTGTCGGCCCTGCCCGGCCCGATTGGCAATGTGGCCGGTCGGCTCTCGGGTCTCGCGTCGGCTGGCGAGGGCTTGGCGAGAGTGTTCTCGGGCGGCCTTCAAAACGGCCTCGCCAGCATCGGTGCCAGCGTGGCAGGGCTCGTCAATCCGTTCACCGCCGGGGCGGCTGCGTTCGCGGCGCTGGGTGCCGGGGCCGTGGCGGCTGGCCGCAACCTCGTGCAACTCGAAGGCGAGGTCGAGCGGCTGGGGCAGTTGGCGGATCGCGTCGGCGTTTCCTTCTCGTTCATCCAAGTGCTTGAAGCGGCGGCCCTGCAAACCGGCACCAGCGTCGAGCAGTTGGGCGGCGGGTTCACCCGGTTCCTGCGTGCGGTGAACGAGGCCCGCGACGGCACGAAGTCGGCCGTCGAGGCGTTCAAGAACCTGCGGATCAGCACCGACGCCGTTCGCGACGGCAACCCGGAGACGCTCTTCCAGCAGGCGGCGCAGGCGTTGGCGCAGATGCCAGACCCCGCCCAGCGCACGGCCACCGCGATGGCCCTCTTTGGCAAGAGCGGGGCCGAGCTTCTGCCGGTCATCAAGCAACTCGGGACGGCCGCAAGCGATCTGGAACGGCTCGGCGGTGCCCTCACGGAACAGCAGCGGGCCGACATCGACTCCTTCGGCGACGCGATGGACCGCGTGGGTGTCGCATCGCAGGGGCTCTACCGTCAGATCACGGCCAACTTCGCCGGGATCGGCACAGCCATTGCCAACTCCACGGCCGAGTCGATTGGCGGCATCAACCGGCTCATCAGAGCGCTCGACGATACGGCGAGCGACCGGACCTTCCTCGGCTTCCAGAAGACGCAGGCGAGGCTCCAAGCCGACGCCGAACTACTCAAGCAACGCAACGACGCCATTCAGGAATCGCAGCGGCTGGCCTCGAATGAAGCCCTCGCGGAGTTCATCGGGAAGCTCGACCAATCGCTCGACGGAGCCATCAATCTTTCCGGCGAGATCGCCAAGGCCCAAGAGCAGGCGGCCGCGTTTGGCAATGACGGCTCCAAGGCCGTGCAGGCTCTCGTGAAGTCGCTCGAGGACGTGGCGGCTGCCGCCGAGGACGCTGGCCTCTCGCAGGAGCAGTTGACGGCGGCACAGAAGAACGCGCTGACCGACTTCGGCAAGCGGATCGAGGCGCTTCGCGAGGAGGCCGACATTCGCACAAAGGCCGCCGAGGAGGCCCGCAAGGCGACCGAGCAAGAGAACGCCGCCGCCACCAAGGCCGTCGAGTCGGTGCGGGCTCAACTCGCCATCGCCATCGAAGACTCGGCCCGGTTCGGCCAGGCCGGATTCGACGCGGCCCTGAAGTACCAGAACGCGATCGGCGAACTTGAACAGCAGTT